CTATCGTCTTACTTGCATCTAAAGTAATCTACCTTCATACTATTAGCAGACGCTTCTTTTGTTCTTACTCCTAATGTTGGTACTAACACTCCTTTTGGATATGCCCAAGTTTCAACAGCATTTGTTGTTTTTTGTCCTGTCAATCTATCATCAAAAGCAGCTCTTTGAATGAGAACACCTTGATATGTCCAAGAAATTAGTTGTGATTTACTGTCATAAGATACACCTAAAGTACAAAACTCTCCATCTGAAGGAAAAGGCACTTGATTTACTACAGACGTACCAGAAATGCCTTGACCAGTACCATTCCAAGTAGCCATTCTGTTGCCTAAAGATCCTGGTGATGTTTCTTGTGTTCCGTATCTAACATAAAAATCAGAAGGAAAAAAACCACCTACATTTGTAAATTGATGTCCGATACTGTCTTGGAATCTAAAATTATCAAATATTTCATCATCAGCTTTGCCACATAACCCAATAAACGCATGCATTTTAGTTGCATCGTAATGATCAAGAGCTATTCTAGCTTCGTAAAAAAAATCGTGATCTAAATCAAACTCGAAAGCACTATTAATAGCAGAGTTTGTTCCAAGCTGTATTAGAATACCGTCATTTGCAGCATTGTCAGTAGTCATTTGTATGACACCGCCATTACCATCTACGTTCGTTACGCTATTTGCTCCTGAACCTGCAGCGGTTTCTGTTACTTTCCACTCACCTGCATTGTATGTAAAAAAATCGTCGAAGTATTCTGTAGTAGGACCAGGGTGTATTAAACCCATAAGATTTGACCCTTTGCTTTTATCTACGTTAGAAACGTTGTTCTTAAAATTAACACTCATAAATTACAGTCCTCCTTGGACCAGCATTTATTTGCTAAATGCCATAATTTATTTGAGTGTAACTCTGTTTAGGTAATTAAGCAATAAAAAAGGGAGCCCGAAGGCTCCCTTGATGGGTACAAGGTTTAATTATGCACCTTGTGAAGCATCGACACATCTCCAGTTTGAGAATCCGAATGAATATCTCTCTCTAGCTTTGTATCTTAGATTTCCTGTATCAAAATCACCTTCTAGTGATGTTGCCATAGGCGATCTAACAAAATGCTTGAAGCCATCAGGACAGTCTGACTTAACGAAGAAAGCATCTGGGTCTGTCAGATAGTGGTTGACCACATATCCTTCAGGTATCATACCCATATTTCTCATAGCGTTAATGTCATTATTAGCTGTACCTGACTGACCAGGAGACATAAGAATTCTATCTGCCACAAATTGTAATTGTGGTGGAACGATTAACTTAGTTCCCTGTAAAGCTATTGCTAAACCTCTATCATCAACCTGAGTTGAAATTCTGATAAGAGTATCTTCAAGTGAGGTTTCGTTCAAATCAGCAAAAACTGCTGCTCTGTTAGCACCTACACCACCGCCTGTTAGAGGGTGATCAGTAGCCACTAATGGTTTACCATCTCCTCCTGCAAAACTAGCTGAAAAAGCATTATTAAGAATGTTTGCAGCTTTGATCTGCTTGGTGTTAGCCATACTTCTAGCTAAAGCTTTGGTATATCTTGAACCAAGTCTGTCATACAAATTATCCTCTACTGCTTCTTCAGTAAGTGCGAATGCTAATGCGACTGTTTCATGCTCGTATCGAGCTGTAAAACCTTCACTTGCGTTATCGTAAGCGATACCAGCACCTTCTGCTTTATCAGGGGCGTTACCAAATCCAACAATTTGTACTTCTTCTTCGAATGCTCTGTCAGATGACTCTTGCTCGAAGATTTCAGCATGTTCATTGTCGTATCTAGCATACTCCATACCAAATAAAGCGTTTAAGCCTGGCTCTAATTCTTTTGCTAATTGCGATCTATTAATTGCCATTATTTACTCCTATTATTAGACACCAGCTGTTGTGCTGTATGCATGCTCATTGATTTTGACTATTAAACTAACATTTGTACCAAAATCGTTGTCAGGTTCATCAACCTTACCAATGATTCTGAATTGTGCAGTACCAGCTCCTGATGAACCAGCTACCTCAGCCTTAGATTGGCCAGATACTGTATCACCAGCGGTATAGTCTATATCAACGTTTGCGCCCACATCGGTTAAAGCGAGTGAGCCTGAACTTTGTACTTTATAGAGGTTTTCTGGATTGTCCTCTACTAAAGCGATAATTGGGTCTGAAGAAGTTTGACCGTTTGGATAGTGTGCTTTATAAACAATACTACCATCTGTATCAACGAACTTGCAGCCACGGAAGATCCCTAAGATTTTGACGGTAGTAGACGTACTAACGACGCTAATGGTACCGCCTGTCAACATCTGAACAGGATCTCCAGAGAAAATTGCCCCTGACTGTCCACTTGCAATAAGATATTCAGTACAACCATTATTTTGTGGTGCACTTCCTAACTTACCGATAAGCTTAAAGCCATTAGGTTTATCTGGGTTTGCCATAATATTTTTTCCTTATATATTATTTTCGTTTACCGCCCCCGAATGTTACTGAAGAAGTTCTCCTCGGAGACATTATTGGAGAACGAGCATCAGATTCCTTCAACAGATCATTATCAATAGCTTGCTGCATAGTTTCGCTTCTGCCCTGATAATAAGAGTTACGTTCTTCTCTTGTCTCTAGTGGAATCTTAGCTAATAATAAGCCCCCAACACCTATAACTCCTGCGTGCTTACCCTCAAGAATACTTGGAAGTTCAAAATCAGTTATCTCTTCAGCTCGAACAAGTTCGAAGCCTTCTCTGAGTCTTGACATGACATTCTTTCTGTCTTCTTGATTCAAAGTCTCTGCCCTTATCCACCTGTAGACAAAGCCTTCAGGGGCGGGTGGAGTATCTAATGTGCTTGGTGGAGCCCAAGGTTTGCGTGCCACGTCTTTAGCACGAGTATCAGCAGAACGGGTCATTCTGTCATTTTCAGGTTTTAAGAACCTACCCTTATCGTCTCTATTCATAGTTATTACCTTTTTACAAATTTTGCGTACTCGTTGAGAGGTACGTTCAACTTCTTAGCCATTTGAACCTCTGACGGTGTAAGTTTAACTTTACGTTTACCTCCAGTCGCCTGGGTATTTCTGGCTGCAGAAGCCACTCTTTGTTGAGGTTTTTGTGTTTCTGTAACACTTTCTTCTGCCTTTTCAAACTTGGCAGGAAAACTTTTCCTCAACCTTTGATCAACTTCAGTATAATACTCATCGCTGTTAGGATCAAATCCTTCATCAACAAGATCTTCATGTATACCAAAAGTTGCCATAGTCATTACACGATCTTCACCAAACCAAACGTTGGCATCTGCCCAAGCTTGTGCTTTGGGATCTGGTTGTGCGGGTTGTTGTTCTGGTTGCGCAGCAGGTGTTTCTTTTACATTTTGGTTTTGAGTAAAATTAATTTTTGAATTTTTTATAGATGATTCTTCAACTGCTATCCTAGCTAATATGTCTTGCGCTTTAACAGCCTTATCATGATCTTGCGTTTCTAAAGCATTTTTTAAAGCTGCTTGGGCTTGGACTCTTTGAGATTGTAATCTCTGTTCTGCCTCACCTAAAAAACTTTCACTGCTTTGTGCTACTCTTTCTTTTAAATTATTATTTTCAGTTTTCAGACTGTTAGCCATGTTATATGCTGACTCACTTGCACGTTCTGCTTCTCTTAATTTTCGTGTAAGTGTATTAATTCTTTTCTGCACTTTGTCAGAATAACCAGCTAACTCCTCTTCTTCAGTAGGGGCAGCTTCTTGAACAGATTCTTCAACCTGCTCAGGTTCTGATTCTTGTACAGCTTCTTCAGGCTCAGGTGTAGGTTCATCTAACTCTACTATTTCGCCTTCTTCTATATTTTCGTTTTCGTTTTTAACTTCTTCTGACATAAGTTCTCCTTATACTGCAACGATATCGGTTGGATCGTGTATAGTCGCTATCACTTCATCATCATTAATGATTCTACATTCTGCATCATCACCAAGTTTGAATCTTGCTCCTGCGTAACGGCCAATCAATACCCATTGTTTCTCTTCACACCAAGCTTGATTACCAAACTTAGCGTCTTTGTAACATAGAGGTCCCATTTTCACTACGTATGCACAAACAGTTGATAATCTTTCTCTATCAACCGTATCTTGTGTAAGTATTATACCGCCTTTAGATTTACCCATACCAGCAAATGGCAGTATCAACATACGCCACCCAGTAGGTGTAGGCATTCTTTCTAATGCGGATTTGTCTAAAAGAGTTGGATCTAGGACTTTTAGTCCAGGATCAACATATGCTTTATCAAGCTCTTCACCAGTTTTTTGCACGGTTTGTTCTATTGCTTGATTTTCTTTCTCGATTTCTTTAGCTACGTGGTCAGGTACTACCACCTTGTTGGTCTTCGTCATCTTCTATTACTTTTCCCAGCAGTTCCCTTAAATCATTTTCTACGTCGATGAGAGAACTGTAACGTCCACGTAGAAACTCATATTGGCTCATGTCTTTGACACCAGCCAGTAATGTGTCTGTTATAGCTTGCCTTTTATCAGCAAGTTCTTTAAGTAGTTTTTCTCTTAACCAAAGAACTGACATTAATATACGCCAGAAAACTTTGTGCCAGATTCAGCAATACCAACACCTCTCGCTTTACCTTTACCCATACCAGGTTGTGGTTTAGTGTTGACAGAAACTTTTTGAGTTACCTTCATAGGCACTTTCCCTTTATTGCCGTAACATTGTTTTTCTTTCATTATTTTCATAATTTGATTCTATACTACCTTATTTTCTATTCAAGTCCATTAATTTTAACTCTCTTTGTTGTTCTAAACGTTCTCTTGTAGTTTCATCTTTCATCTCAGCGATCTCTTCTTGCAAACTTATACGCTCACGATCAATAGCATCTTGACGTAATGAATCGTCTCGTTTTCTTTGTTGTTCTACTTGAAATTGTTGTTGTTCTATAGCTAGCTCTTGGCCTTTGAGCGCTATTTCTTGTCTTCTTAAAGCTACAAGAGGATCTTCATTAGGGTCGCTTGTCTGCTCACTATATTGTGTAACAAGCTCAGCAAAAATAGGTGCTGAAAATTGTGCTAATAAATCTTTTGCTTGTGTTTGTATTTGTAAAGATTGTTGTGGATCAACGTTTTGTGCTTGTTGTTGTAGTTGTTGATATTGTTGCATTAGCTCTGGTGGCATCTGTTGTTCTGCTAGCAAATCTGCTTTCATTTGTAGGTGTTGCATTATGTGAGCATGTATAGCTGCTTGTACCATAGCATTAGATTGTACTGGTGGAGTTTTGAGTAACGCCATATGCGCTGATATATGAGCATCATGATCTTGTTGGACGAAAGCTTGTGCTGGTTGACCC